CAGGTCGTCTAATGTAGTAGTAGTTGATGCTGCCATTTTGGTCACCTTACAAATAATTTATGCAAAGTGACCGTATGGATACACCTTGCTTTTAGTTGGGTTTGATATAGCCGCCAGTATTTCTACCACGACCAATCTTGCTACGATGTTCAGCGTATTCTGCTGGATTCATATCACCCACCGATTTAAGCCTCGATGTATTGCCACCTACCGCGCCTGTTGATCCCGCCCCACCTAAAGAGGCTTTGACGAAGTGAGGGTTAGTAGTAAGGAACTCGCCAACCAATTGATGTACTGTCAACGGAGAACCATCATCACCATATCGGGTAGTTCCATCGTTATCCAATACTTCTGCCACTCCTTCACTACTTAATCGCACTTTTCCCTTCAAAAGCTCAGTCACTTGGCTTGGCGCTACAGCTTGACCTAGTTCAGCAGCCCGTAATAAAGCCCCATCGACCTCGTTATTCGTGACCAACTTGCTCAAGCGGGCAATCTCAGCGTCTTTCTTTTCAGCCTGCATTTTGATTACTTTCTCGAACTCGCCCTTTGCTGTGGCTTGTTCTACTTCGGCGTTTGCTTGTTGTTCCTGCCATTTGGCGAACTGGTCAACATCAACGCCCTCGTATTTCTTTTCAAACTTGCGCCGTTCTCTGCCCACACGCTCCGCAACGATTTTATCGACCTCGGCTTGTGTTAACGTCTTTTCTGGTTCTGTTGATTCGATTACTTCCATTACTTCTACTGCATCACTCATAGTTATTCCCCTGTTGATAATCTAATGTCATAGGCTCACCCTCGCAGATGCAATCCTCGACCAATTCTAGCCACTCTAAGCTGTCCCAATGAATAGGCGCTTCAATCGTTGGCGGGTGCTCACCGAACAAAACAGTGTAGTGAGCAATGGCTTCGTTATATCGTTCAGCCGTTTGTGGGTCTTCTAAATCAATGTCTTTCATTAGTCAAAGTCTGCTCTAAAGTGGTGTTGGCATCGGTAGCCGCCTCGCACAGTGAAGGGGTTGCCTTGTGCTTTGCCTGCCCAAACTTCATTAGCCCAAATGTCGTTGATTTCCTCAGTGGTAAATACTCGGCCTCTGTATTTCTGACAAAACGCTCGGCTATCTTCAACTAGCCCACCAAAATACAACCACTTCTTAGCGCCTAGTTCTTTAGCCACGCTGTAATTAAGGTTTGAGCTGAACTGCATCAAAGCATCATGTGAGTAACCTCCAACATACCGCTTGAGGTTGTTACCTGTTCGATCTGCCGCGTACTCAGTGTGTAAACGTGCCACCGCCTGCTCTACTGCTTTAGCTTTGGCTGGTTCGTCTTTATTCTCACGCACGAACTCAACCAGTTTATTGATCTCGTCAGAGTTGGCGTTGATGTAAACACCGTTGATAGAGTGGCGTATGCGTTGAACCAAATCAGTCGAAGCCTCACCCACTAGCGTTGATTGATAAACGTGCCTTGCCATTGTGTCGAGATGGGCGCTGGCTATGTCCTCAAACCCACTAAAAGTGAGCCGTTTTAGTTCAGCAATCACCGAGGCTTGAGTGGTTGGTAATAACCCGCCCACTAGCTGCGACTGATACTGTCGAGCAATGCCTGCCACAACTTCATCAAGACCATCAACCATATCGCTGTATGGTCTGAGTAACTTCGCTTCTATCGCTTCGCGTAAATTCCTACGAATAGCAATGGCTGCGGATAGGTCATTCAATGCGCCAGCCTGTGTGGGTAGGCCATCAATCAAATTAGCCACCTCAAGCTCTAAGTCCATCAGCGCATCATCAATCAAACGACCATGAGACTGAGCTAAAGCCGTGAGGTTGTTAGCGTGATTAATGGCCTCTTGGCTCATGGATTACCCACTAATGCTAGGTTCGGTTCTGCAAATTCACCCAATGTGCGGCCCGCTTCAATCTCAACAGTGGCTTGCGCTAAGTCTTCGTCACCTAGAACAAGCTCCGCAATGGCTTTATCAACGCCCTTACCGAATGTGGAACTGTTAACGCCTGATGCTTTAGCCCGTTGTAAGAACTCAAGTTCTGTGCCGTAATCACGCAAATCAAACGTATCAGGGTAATCAACGGTAATGTCTGAGTTAATGCCCTGCCATAATGCGAACAGGTTCCATAACTGTTCCTCGGCAAGCTCAAGTAAATCAGCCTTTTCAGATAGTTTAGCGTTCAGTAGTTGGAACTCAGTTTGTAGTGCAACGCCTGACTTGGTTTGTGCGTCTGTAGCCCTTACAGCGCCCATGTGAGTCATGCGGTTAATGGCCTCAACTTTATCGGTAATGGTTGCGCGTATAGCATCCAAGTTGCCGCCACTAGGTTGGAGTAGGTACGGTTGAATTGAGTCAGTATCAGAGACTTCGATCACACTACCAGCGCCAGCGCCTGCGTCAGTGTCTACCGACTTAACAAGGCTTGGGTGATTAGAAATGCGGATTAATTGCTCAATCTCAGATAGCTCGTTGTAAATAGCTTTCTGCATCAATGCAACGTCTGTTATGTCACTGTGACCAATGCCGCGAATAGGTGAACGGTTGCCGTATAAACACACCGCAGGAATGATGCCTAGTGGGTTAACGTCATTACTGACTAACTTAGCTTCATCACCTTCAACCTCATAGCCTTTAACGGTTTCCTTTTCCCATATACGAATGAATGAACGATCACCTTCTACCCATTCACGAACTTTAAGCATTGATAGCTCATAACGTCCACTTGCTGCGCGTTCATAATTCCAATCGAGTACGTTTTCAGGCGTAATAAGTGTGAGGTATGGGCGAATCTCTTGAGCCAACTCATCGGCTTTAGTGTTGCCTGTTACGGCTGGCTTATCCATCATGATCCAAGCATGACCGTATACACCTGACCACATTTGGGCATCACTCATAAACGAGTTAAGGCTTCGTCCATCAAGGTCAGCATCTTCAATGAATGAGTTAAGCGCCTGATCTTCTACTAAGTTGCCGAAGTTACGAGTGGGCGGCAATCGCCAAATGAATGACGAGTAAATATTGATCACGTTTTTGCAATGATTATCAATGGGCGTTAGTTCTAGGCGTTTAGCGTATTCTTTCTCATCTTCAAGAATATACTTGAGCAAGTATTCCCCTTCGCGGTAATCGTTACCACCTAGATAAGAGCGTAAGTAAAACTGCCAATGTGGGGCGTTTTTATCATACGCTTTGTGTGTTTCTTTGATATTCATTAAGTCCACCTAGTTGGTTGTCGTTCTGCGCGGTCTTTACGCACAGGAAATAAATAATCCACACAATAACCAAGAGCGTCATTCATGTGGTCAAGCCCCGAATCTTTATCTGGCTGAGAAGTACCCTCTTTGTAAGTGTGTCTCTCAAGCCCTTTAATAACGTGTTTACACTTAGGATCAACGATCAAGTGCCGTTCCCCTGATTTAGTCTTTAGTCGGCTGTTTACCGCGTTCACTCTGTCTCGAATAGGCGTGTGTGATGGTCTAACCTTCACGGTAAAACCTGCATTCTCTAGTATGGATAGATCAGTCTTGCCGCCTGCGCTTGTCTTGCGCTGTCGTGCCGCTGGGTCAGGGTAGATAGTGATCGGCCTGTTGGGGTAACGGTGGTGAATCTCGTCAGCCATTTCGTCAGTGTTTGACCCATGTATAACTATTTCATCAATGGCGTGAAGGTCATTCTTGTTGCGAGTGAACACCACAGCACTCATTGGGTTGATGTTAAAATCGACTCCGATGTGTAATGGCATTAGCGAGCTATCTTCTGCTTTCTTCACTGACTGTTCACGCTCAAAGTTGTAATAGATAATCCCTGAGTAATTAACGAACTGGGCCAAATACTCTTGGTTGAAAGTACGTTCATCTAAATCACGCTTTGCCGACTCAATCTCTTTTTCAGGGACGTTGCCACCATCAAGCGTTGTGTACTGAAAGCTAGACCATTCCTCACGCCCATCGATGCCATCAGTCCATAAGTCATAGAAGTGATTACGTCCCTTGGGTGAACCAATGAATAACGCACTACCGCCTTTGTCAGATAACGTGGGTCGTAGTACCTCAGTCCATGCGGTGTTTTTCATATCTGCGAACTCGTCCAACACAATGAAGTCCAAACCTACACCACGCAGGCTATCGGGATTATCTGCACCTCTAAGGGCGATCAATGAACCGTTAAGCAGTTTGATTGATAGCTCACTCTCGTTACGCTTCTCTACATATTCCCTTGGCAAGAAGTCTTTCAACACTTCCCACGCGATTTGCTTTGCTGCTTTATACGTTGGGGCCACATACCAGCAGTGACGACTATCTCCCAACAGTGCTTGGCGAACTAATTCAACAATAGCGAGGTGGGTTTTACCAAAACGTCTACCCGCTACCATTACACGAAAGCGAGTGTTGTCACGGAACACTTCGCTCTGCGCTTTAGTCAGCCGCATAAAGACCTATTTCTATTGGAGGTAAACTGGTAATGGCTGTTTCTGTCTTGTCTGCCTGTCCTAACCAGTTCTTACCTAACCAAATCAACATGGTTGGATTACCTTCCATAGCGGTTGAATATTGCTTGCGTCTTAGGCTTACATTGCCTGTTGCTCTCTTTTGGTCGAAATACTCCGAAAAAGTTAGTCCTTTCTCACGTTTACACGCAGTCGCCAATGTGTCGTAATCACAACCAAGCACGCCAGCAATCTCTTCACCAGTGCATTGAATCGCGCACATACTGTCAACGGTGTTCCAGTTAACTTCGAAATACGGTCTATGTGGTGGTTTCTTATCTGTCATGGTCTATAGTTCCTTATACGCTTCGCCAGTGGCTTCATGTATGGCTTGCTTGCCCGTGAACTCCTGCCAGCGTTTAATGATTACGTCACAGTATTTAGGGTCTAGCTCCATCACAAAGGCATTACGGCCTGTTTGCTCTGCCCCTATAAGCGTTGAGCCGCTACCCCCAAATAAGTCTAGGACGTTCTTTTGCTTTATATGGTTGCTGAACGCTCTAACACTTAACTCAACTGGCTTTTGCGTTGGGTGCATATACTTGGAGTCTTTCTTGATTGACCATAGGTCTGACTCATTCTTTATATGCCCATCTATCTTGCCGTTGAATAAGCAGAACTCGTGCTGATGCCTATAGCCATTACCAAGGCCAAATACATTCTTTGCCCACACCACACAAGTCTTGTACTCAAGTTGGTTTTGTAGGATTCCGTAGAAATTCCAATTACACCAAATATAATAAATTGGCGGGTCTATCGTCTTAATGGTCTGTATTACATCGTCAATAAAGGTGGAGAAATCATCATCGCTTAAATTGTCATTTTTAATAACATCATGCTTGCCGCTGCGAGCATTAAACGCCACGTTATAAGGGGGGTCTGTAAATAGCATATCCACCTTATGCCCACCCATTAGCGTATCAACCGTATCAATGCTTGTACTGTCACCACACATTAGCCGATGGTTGCCTAACACCCATACATCACCTTCAACCGTTGTAGGTGTTTCTGGCGCTTCTGGTACGTCATCCTCATCGGTTAACCCTTCGCCTATCTCTTCAACCAATAAGCTACTTAGGAAATCATCATCAAAGCCTAATAGGTCAATATTAAAATCAAGCTCCTCAAGGCGCTCCATCTCAACCTTTAAAACGTCTAAATCCCATCCGCTATTCAGTGCGAGTTGGTTATCTGCGATCACATAGGCTTTACGTTGCGCCTCGGTTAAGTGGCCTAGACGTATACAAGGAACCTCACCCAAGCCTAGCTTCTTAGCTGCCATTAGCCGACCATGACCAGCAATGATGCCACCCTCCCCGTCAATCAATATCGGGTTAGTGAAACCAAACTCTTTGATGCTTGATGCCACTTGCATCACTTGCTCATCTGAGTGCGTTCGTGAGTTGTTGATATAAGGGATTAAATCCCCTACGCCTATCTGCTCTACTTGCATACATTCCCCAATATAGTTTCTATGTCTTTCACTGCGGTTCCCTTTGCGATCATATCGGGCGTACAGCGATACACACGCCACCCATCCATCAATGCAGTGTTGTACTTCTCCATATCTTTAATGAAGCCTGAGCCGCGTGTATGCCTACCACCCGACCATACGCCACCTTCTACTTCGATAGCCAACATATGAGCAGGGTATGCGAAGTCGAAACGCCACTTCCGTATTGCATGGAATTTATGTTCCC